TTGCCGAAGCCATGACCTTGAGACTTCATAAGAACCACTGCCTCAGAGACTGTCTCTTGATACTCGTTCTCTGCTGCATCAGCGCCCTCTTCAATCAAGGTTGCAGATTCCTCGACACGGCCAACGATCTTGCCCTCATCGCCAAGGTAATCCTTTAGGCGCTCGCTTAATGACTTAGTGCTAGTGGATTGTGACCCACTGTTTCCGTCATTGGATTCGCTAGGCTCACTAGGCTCAGTGCCACTGCCACTGCCTTGGCCATCATCAGAGTCTTGCCCTTGGCTTTGTCCGCTCTCTTTGCCTTGGTCATTATCTGAATCGTTTGGCCTACCCTTGCCCTTGCCCTCGCTATCGTCAGGCTTGCCGTTGTCGCACGGACGACCGCCCGGCGGCGGTGGTGGCGGGTCTTGGTGAAGCTCCATCTCCAGTTCGTGGTAGTACCACTCGGTGGATTTGTTTTCGGGAAGCTTCTTGAACTTGCCCTCACGGGGCAGAAGTATCCCGATGTCATTGACCAACTCATCCCATACGCCTAGCTGTTTAATATAGGGAACAAAGTGGCTGTTCATAGCTAGGTCAGCAGCCACGTTGAATAGGTCAGGGTTTCTGTCACCAAGCCTGAGATGATGACCGAACAAAAGATGCCCAGCCTCATGCAACACAACAAACTTGTTTGCATTGACTGACATCTTGTTTGAGAACTCAGGATTGTACCTGAGCGTTTTCCCGTTTGTACACATCGTCTCAACCGATGAGTCCGGTATGACTTTCCACTTGGCAACAAACGGAACGCCTATCGGGTGGCTGTTATATATATAGTCATGGCCAATGTTGACCTTAGACTTAGCTGCCTTCAGTAATTCATTCCAATCCTCGTCGGTGATTTTACTGATCGCTTCTTGTACTTTACTCATTGTGTGTAAGTGTTAGGTGGTTACAGTTCGATGGACTGAAGAACCTCAGTCACATCTTCGGAAGCCTTGATTACTTCCTTCCGTTTCTTGGAATCCTCTTTCAACTCCTTCATCTTCTCCTCTCCTTGAAAGCGAGAGAACACTTCCGTGAGTGAGTTGGCCGCTTGGTTCAGCGCCTCATCATCAGTGAGGTTGATCTGCTCAATGACCTTGCCCACCTCAACCACGTTGTTTATCACGCTGTCTGATATCCTTACCTTGGTAGGCTTTTTACCCTTGGCCTTGGCCTCATTGAATGCAGCCTTGCCAGCATCGTAATGCTTTAGCCGTGATACAGTATCAGCAAGGACACCCTTGACCCTTTCAAGGGTTTCGGTTTGTGCTTCTTTAAGCTTTGTCTCATTGCGCTTTTGCATCTGCTCTTGCACCTCTTCCATGAGTCCAGCAGGGCCAGCAATCTTCACATCCTTGGGGTCTTTGATCTCATCTACCTCGATAACGAAGTCGAATTGAGTAGCGAACTCTTCCTTCTCAGGAAAGCGAACGTCACCCCACAAGTCTCCCGCTCGGCGCTGAGCGTCCGCCTTGATCTCTTCGTAGCGGTCATTGACGATTGAGTTTACCGCATCGTCAAACTTGAGTTTCAATTCCTCAAGCTCACGCGACAAATCCGGGTAGAACTCCGTCTTGCAGATGCGCCACCCGTTGTCGTCCCAAGTGCTGGTGAAGAACTTAATCTTCTGCCTAGCTTGGGTTGCTATCTCTTGTGCAGCCGCCAAGTCCTTCTTGGTGAACTTGCGGATGTGACTGTCTATTGATTCAGCGTCAGCCTTGAAGGTGTTCGCTGCCTCTTGAGCCGCCCGGACTACCAATTGCTTGGAGCCGGGAAGCTTGATGCCGATCTTGACCAGCATGCAGTTCTCATTGAACCGCTTTAGTATCACGTTGTCTTTGGTTACTAATTTCATAACTCTATAGTGGTATTGGGTTATAACTGGGCCAGTTATTACTTACTCTGGAGTGAACGATACTCCTTCTCCCATGCCTTGTACTCAGGTGTAGCTGCCACCTTGAGCTTAGACTCGGATGCCCGTCTAAAGAATGCAGCTTGCTGTTCCTCAGGCCAGCGACCCACATAACGGCATGCAGCCTTGGTCTTGCTCATGTCCTCAGACTTACCCTTAGGCTTGATGTCTTGGACTAGCGCCACACCAGTAGCGTAGTACACGCCAGCATCCTTCGGGAGCTTGGTCTGCAACGGGGCATCGTATATGTCCTCAGGCTGAGGGCATTCCGTACACATCTTGCGATACGCCATCATGCTGCGGCCTACCACCTGACCTACCGTGCCATACACAAGGCAGTTCATCACCGAAGGGCTAGTTGCCCAGTCAGTGCCAATGGTGTAGCAAGACTCGATTAAGTCATGCGCCCACTCCAATGTTCTGAACGTAGGCTCGGCTCGCTCCACGAATGTGAACGGTTCGCCTTGGATTTCCTCCTTGCGATATCCCACATAGGACGACAACCAAGGAGCCAGCCCTTTGTTATTGGCGTACTCTTGGAAGCCTTTGATCGAGCTATCCAATGTTGGGTCGATATAGATGTGAGTCATCCGGGTTGCTGCTGCACCCGTGATAGGTGTAGTGCCAGAGTCTGACTCACCGTTACCAGCGGCGCAGATTAGAACATTGTCCTCTAGCTCATGCCCGTTGACCTTGCGGTCTAGCAGTATCTGAAGAGCCACGTTCATCACCTCGACCATGCTCCTGTCGAACTCATCGAGGAAGAGGATGGCCCTCTTGAACTTGGGCTTGATGTGCTTGCCCTTGGAATCGAACCGCTTCCAAGGAATCGTTTCGTGGTTGATGAGCCACTGGACACAACGGTTCACTTGGTCTGCGACCGGGAGACCCGCCAAGTCGGGCGGCTCTTTGTCTGATGTTCGGAAGTCGTAGAGGACTGCATCCATGCTCTCTGCGAGTTGGGCAATCATCTGCGACTTACCGCATCCGTACTTTCCCCATACAATGAAGGGGCGCTTGTTCTGAAAGCAGACTGCTGCTGCTCTCTTAGCCGTGGCGATATCCACGGTCATTGCTTCTAATGCTGTTTGCATTGCCATAATATTTTGTGTGTATTATTGGTTATTACTTATGGGGTAGCATGG